ATGCAAGCGCGCCGCGAATAGGCCTATCTGTGATGGTTCCGCGCGTTAGCCATCCGCCCACGGGCCGGATCGTGCCTTCAGTCCATCGCACAAGGCTTGCGTCATACCAGCGGCCAGCCGACTGAAATTCGGTGCCGTTTTTATAAACCCCCGGCGGAATGGCAAGCTGGATAAGCGCCATTACTTCACCCCATAAACCAGCACAGAACCAGCGTCGAAAGCGCCTACGGTAACGCCGATGACAATTGACGTTGATGCCGTTGTGATGCCTGTTTTGCCTGCGTAGGGCTGTGATGCGGCTGACGTAAGACCCGATGAAGCAACAAGCGACAAGTTTGCGGAATAGGTTCCATCTTCAAGATCAAGATCAACAAGACCCCTGAAAATGTTATTTGCGTTACTAGCGACGCAAACAACGCCGGCAGTCGTATCAATATAGAAGTTTGTGGCTGCGTTTGGCGAAACAGCCTTATACACAAGCCGGATCGACTTATACGAAGTCAGATCAAGCCCCGACAGAGTTTGGCTTGCGCCGCTTGTGGTCGTAAGTGTGCCAAGCAGCGTTACAGACCCACCAGACATCGCAATCGTAGGATTGCCAGACACGCCATCGCCATTGGTCACAGTGATGCCGGTTCCCGCCGTGATAGTCCGCGCGGCCACAGTGCCAGCGCCCGTGCGCGCCACTATGCCAGCAGACGCCAGCCCTGCCAGAGCAGTCAGATCAGCGTCCAGCGGCTGCTTCGCGTCCAGTTGCGTTTGGATTGCGCTTGTCACGCCATCCACATAGCCCAACTCAGTCGCAGTCAACCCCGCAGGCGTTCCGGCCAGCTTGTTGATTTCCGCCGCCGTCGCAGTCACGCCGTCGAGGATGTTCAACTCAGCAGCGGTTGCCTTAACCCCGTCGAGGATATTCAATTCCGCCGCCGTGCTAGTGACAGCAACCCCGCCAACCTTCCATAGACCAGCGTCAAGGTTAGGCTTGATTGCGGTTGTGCCGTCTAGCAGGTCATCGATCAGGTCAAGATCGGTGTTCAGCTTGGTTCCCCAAGTGCTTTCCGATGCGCCTACCTCTGGCTTGGTTAGGCCGTAGGTCGAGGTTACGGTATCCGCCATATCAGTTCCCCAGTTTTGTTTTCATGCGAAGCGGCCCGCTATACTTGGCGCGGTCGCTGGATAGTTGCAACTCAGCCATGGCCTGACCATACAGCGCCTGCCACACAGGCACACGCGCATCGTCCTTGAGATACGGCGCAGAATGCAGCAGCGCGCCATACAGATACACGTCGGGCGCGGCTGTCAGCAGCCAGTTCGTTGTAGCAATGTCAGACAGCGCCGGAACCTTGGCGAAGTAGAGCAACTCGCCAGACGTTGCTGATCCGGGCGCGGGGTAAACCTCAATCTGCCCTGCGGAATGAGTGAAATAGCGCGGCGTTCCAGAGCCTTCTTCCGTCGCGCGCAGGTCCATCATCATGGCATGGCTAACCAATTCAATCTCGCCCAGATCGGTAAGCGCAAAGCGGATCGTCTCGGCCCAATCAGTTGGCAGGTTTTCCCGCGCGGCGTCTATGCTGATTGTGGCAATGGTCTCTTGGCTGAAATGCCGCAAGGTCCGGTTAAACCCCGCCTCTGCCAACGAAATGAAAGTCGGGACAATAGCGGTCAAATCCTGACGGTTCAGGAAATCAGCAACCGCTGTCTTGAGTTCTGAATATGTGCCGATGCTCATTGATCTTCCTCGAAGTCTTTGCGCTCCCAAGCAATGCAAGACCGCAGATCATGGCAAATGAATTTCAGCTTAGTGCAATACCCACGATATCCAGCGCCGTTATCAAACTGGTTGAACGGGATTGCTTCCATCGCCTCTTTCCGTTCCGGCGTGTTGTCGTAATACTCGCAATTTCCGCAAGTGCGGCGACGGGCTTCCTTTTCATCGATCACCCATGCTTCGGCCAGTGACCGCCAGTAAGGCGCGTTTGCTCCATCACGATTGTTTGGAACATCAGGCCCAAGCATCCAGTTATCAATCGCATTCTGCGTATTGCGCTTGATCTCAGCAGCCGGAGGAATGGTAGGCTTATACATGCCGGAAACGGCGTCCTCGATCTTCATTTCTTCTTGCCCTTACCTGCTTTAGACAGCGCAATTGCAACGGCTTGCTTTTGCGGCTTTCCGGCGTCCATTTCCTTGCGGATATTGGCGCTGACTACCTTGGCAGACTTCCCAGACTTCAATGGCATGGCTAACCCCTATGGCTTGCCGCACCTTAGCACATCACGCAATGCCGCGCAAATTGCGCTTGATCGGCTTGCCCCAATCATCTTTGGGCTTGTATCCAGTGCAGAGATAGCGAAACGCATCGGCCCCGTGCGAAGTCCAATCGTGTTTAGGCCGAGACCGCCAAGTTTTGCCCTTCTCATCCCAATCGCGCTGATATTGCCGCAGGCTTTCAAGCCCTCTGCCTATGCCCTCATCAAACCATGCGGTCTTGATAAACAGGCGCGCGGCTTGAATGCCATCCTCGATTGCCAGTTGCGGCGCTATGTCAATCTTGCTGATGCCCAGCGCGTTCAGCATCTCAATCCGGCTTTTCCCAGATCCAAGTTCTCTCACGCGCACGTCATGCGGTAGGATGTGCGTTTCGTATAGATACGGCTTTTCACTAATAACCTTGGCGTAATGGTCAAGCCCGACGCCGCTGGCCTCGTAATAGTCGATGATCCGGCGCTCTTTCCCGACAAACTGCGCAAACCAGATCGCAGTGCTGTCTGATACACCCAAATCCCATGCGGTAACGACAGGAACGCCCGGCTCATGCGGCACACGGCAAATGCGGCCTTCTGTTTCGGCCTCGCGCATTTCCTTGCCGTAGTAAGCGCCGATGATTGCGGCCTCAAAGCTGCACTCAAACTCCTGATCGTATCGATCCGGCCCCATGGTCTTTAGGGCTTCGTTGAGTTCCATCTGAGGCAGGACGCCTGTTTGCGACGCGCGAAACACCTCGCAATACCAGTTATCATCCTTGCGGGCGTTGTCGTAGATATCCCAAAACTCGTTCTTGCCCTTTGGCGTCCCGATGAACGTGGCGCGACCTTCGCGATCAGCAAGGGCTGGGCGAATGACAGTAGGCCATGCATTCGCAGGGAAGTCGGCTGGCTCGTCCAGCACCACATCATCAAAATACAACCCGCGCATGGCGTCATAATTATCCGCGCCGAACAACCGCAAGCGCCCGCCGTTTGGATAGTCGATGCGAAGCTCCGACACGTTCACTGCGATGTTCGGGATTGATCTGGAATAGTGCAGCGCGTAGTCCCAAGCAACTGCCTTGGCTTGGCTGTAGAATGGCGCGATATAAGCCGTGCGCACGTTCTGGCGCGGATTGGTCAGTGTTGACTTGATCAGGTCATTGATAGCGCCCACGGTCTTACCAAACCGACGATGCGCCACTAGGCAGGCAAAGCGTTGCTTGCGGTTGTGATACGGCAGCAGCAGCTTGCGCGGCGCATATGGGATTTCAATCGTCGGCACTGGTTTTCCATTGGATGATAAGCGGCCCGCCGCCTTCACCAGTGACAGGCTGCACGGGCGCGCCAAGGCCGCGCGTCTCACTATCGGTCAGCAACTTTAGCATTGCAGCCTCAACAAACTCCGACAGCACTTCTTCTGTTGACAGCTCAACAAGCCGCGCCTCAGCCGCGCGCAGAATGCGTTCACGAATGCGAATAGCCGCCTCGGCATTGCGAAGGGCGGCTTCTGCTGTGGTTTGCTCCAGCTTCTTTTGCACTGAGGTTTTGCCCTTCGGGTTTCCGCTCTCGCCCTTCTGGAAGCGAGTTTTCGGTGACGGATTTGGGTTTCCCGGCTTTCCCTTTTTTTCCTGCATTTGGAAAACTTACCACATGGTCAAAATATGGGGCGGATATTCCACCGCCCCACAATGTTACTGACGCGGCGCGCTAGTGCCATCGCCACCCACGGCGACGCAAGTCGGGTTGTTCCAGTATGCCACGCGGCCATCTGCGGTCAGAACGGCGACAAATGCGGTCGGGTCACAATTCATTGCCGACGCGCCTGCGGGTGCGTCAGCGATTGCGGCGGTTCCAAGTGCTGCGAAGATAGTTGCGGCTGCGATAGTGTATTTCACGAGTATTCTCCTTGCTTTTCTGCACCTAGCCCAAGTGCGGGGATTGGTTTGCCATTATGCCACATTTGCTTGTCGTGGGCAAGGCAACGGCATCGGCTGGAGTATGTCGCCTTATGGGCCGATCCGTTGCTTCGGATGATAGGACGCAAAAACATGCAATGCGACACATCCCCCTCTATCCGATTAGGGCCAGTTTATAGCCATGGTCGGGCTAGGCCGATTTCTCCACAAGCTGATCGCATCGATACATGACATGCACTTCAGGCTGCGCGTCTTGGATTTGCAGGCCAATCCCGTTGCCAGCGAGTTCGCACATATATTTGTCGAAAAATACGCCTGCGGTGATGGTCTGGTCCATGGTGGACAGTTTCAGGATCAAAACCCATGTCATTTCATATCCTCCACCACATCGACCACGATAGACCGCAGCCAATCGGCTACGGTGCAGCCTTGCGGGATATCCTTGGCGATTTTGTCAATCTGACCATGGGTGAAACCCTTGAACACGTCAATCATGCTGCCGCGCTTGATACCGTGCCGGAAAAACTCCACATCTGCACGGTCCAGAGCCTTTTGCGGAATAGTTCCGCCGCTGAATTTCCACTCTTGTGCAATGCGGTTGATTAGCGTTGTCCCTACGCCATACTGCCTTGCCAGATTGGCGCGGGCCTCTCCTGCCATGATTGCCGCAAGAATGGCGCTCTTTTGCTCTGGTGTCAGCTTTTCTGGTCTGCCGATAAACAGCGGGATTTCCCCGCTATCTCTCATTTTGTCAACAATGGTGCGCGCCTGATTGTAGGTGATGCCAGCTTGTTTTGCCGCACCGCCTACCGTTCCGCCGTTTTGCATGACGGAACGGATGATAGCCTCAATGGTCTGCCGTGCGTCGTCATACATTGAACAACCCCTGCGTATCAACATCATCTGATTTTGCTGGCTTAGAGGATTTTTTCATCTCCTTAAACCGGACCCAAGCAGCGCTTTTTGGCTGCGTTTGACCCAATCCCTTGCACCAGTAATCGTTGCGAAGAATTACCTTTGCCATACGCCGCCACGATGGTGCCCACTGTTTTGCCTCCAACTGCGGCGGGGCTTCATCTGGAATTATATCATACCCACGACGATGCCAGCCGACGATAAATTTTTTGAACCTATCTGCATAGTGATCGCGCATTTTTGGCGGAAGCGTCTTGAGAAGCATGTTTGTGAAGCTTTCCCAGGTATGCCCTTCTGGTAGCGTCACCTTGTTATACCCGTTAATGTTTCCCGTCTCATTGATGTATAGAGAACCGGAATTTGCGCCATTGACGCGCGCCACCAGCTTGAACCAGGTCTCAGGCTCAAGGATGTGATACAGCCAGAGACCCTTGCGCTGATCATCGCCAAATGGCTGGCATAGACGCTGATCCGACAGAGGAACGCCAGCCATCTGCATTTTGTCATAAATAGCGTTGTGCGGCTTGTCAGGGTATGCAGCATGAAAGCGCCAAATATCCTCGGTCAGCCAATCATAGATCGGGTAAACGTTGTAGACCTGCTGCGTGATTTTTGTTGTCCAGCGCCACCCTTGCAGCATCAGATCACGCTTTTCCCATGTTGCGATAGCGCAGTATCGGTGCAGGCTTTCTTGCGCCCTGATACCAATGAAGCCAGCAGTTTTCTTGCCCTGACCATACCACTGTCCGAACATGACGATAAATTCTTCAAACTCGATACCGTCGGCCATTTCGTCATGGAAGAATGGATAGTCAGAAACACCCTTGCAGCCGTGCGGCTTTGGCCTGATCCAATCATTTTCGCGCGATGGGTCCCATGCAATCCACTGAGGCTCATAATTTGTCAAAGCATTGCGCAGCCGCATCGGAATGCAAATCCAATGCGGATCAATGTTGTCACGATACATGTGAAACATCTCTTTTGCATGCTTGATGGTGTCAGCGTATTGCGCCTCCATGTCGATATACATCACACCAACACGAACATTGCGGCGGATTGCTTCCTCCATGACAAGGTGAAACATGACGCTGCTATCCTTACCTCCAGAAAAGGCAATGTAGATGCGCTCCACTTCGTCAAACGTCTTACGAATACGCTCCCGCGATGCGGACAGAACATTGATCGGCAGGTATTTTTTGCTTCCCATGATGCCCTCAGTAAATGTCAGATTGACGGTTTGGATTTGCGTCAGGCATGGATACAGCATCGCGCCCGTTGCGCTCCATCCATTTGTTTAGGGCGCGCAAAGCGGCTTGATCTGCGGCTAACTGCTGCGCTTCGGTCAAGAGACCGTATCCGCCACGAAACTCAGCAGGAATACCATGCTTATAACACAGAGCGGCCTGCCCAAGCCATGCGATGCGGTTCATCGCGCTATTGGTCAGGTAATGTTCGCAAGAGTTCTTCCAGTCTGTAATCACGCCATCAAGGATGCGCTCAAACTCTGGAATATCAGCCAGAAGCTCACGATAGTATGCGCGGCAATGATCCGCCGTCATGTTTTTGGGCGGCTTGCTTTCATAGAAGCCAGCTTTGGCGCACTCCCATTTGTCAAACGTATGAAAAATACGGTTTTCATCATCGGTGTTTGCGGTTTTCACCTCAATGTTTTCATCTGCGTAGTCAGCAACATTCCCAGAAATATCTTGGAAATCCTCTGGCGAGATGTGGCCCTGAGGCTCCCATGCCTTGGAAAAATCCTGGCCTGAGAATATCTCAGACAATCCGCTGATCTGGCATAGGCGCAAAACTTCATCGCGGTCCATGCCAAGCTCTTTGCAAATCTTTTCATCTGACCAGTTACGGCGTTTAAGCTCGATAACCATGTCAGACATAGCCTCGACCTTGTGCTTGCCGCGCGCTCGGTTGTGGCGGATGGTTGACGCCATGCGGTGATCTCGCGGCACTTGCTCTGACCTGATTTGCACAACCGGCAAATAGTTGTGAATGCGCGCGTTAATGTCTGCGCACTCTTTACCAACGCGGTGACGGTGAAAACCGTCCACCACAACAATCATGCCTTCTTCATCGTTGCCAACAATCGGCTGTGTGTATCCATCCGCCTCAATTGACGTGCGTAGCAATTCCATTTCTGGCGGCGCAACGCTATTTGGGTTGTAATCGTTTGCCTTGACAGATGCGGAAGGAACCCACCGCACAAAGTCAACTGGCTCAGATTTGAACGGCGACACTTCATGAATTGCTTGTCGGATTGCGTTTAGCTCACTCACAAGCGTTTGCAATGGAAGGTCTGACAGCAACGCGACAAGCTGTTGCGTGATTTCCGCAAGCCCCTTGCCCGCGTTGTGTTGATCGTGTAAATTCTTGTCATTCATTGGCGCTGTCTCCTTGCTGGTTTTGCGCTGATGTGGGGGCGGATGTGTCAAGCGTCCGCCCCTTTTGTTTATCATGCCACAAGATTGCGTCAACGCATAAGTTGATCGACGCCGATGATATTCTGATCAACAGATCGGCCTGCACGATGCAGCGCACCCATTGCGGCCTCGGCAGGCTTTCCATGCGGCACACGCCCCTGCCAGCCTTTGGCGCGGATCACTTGCGCAACCATATCCTCGCTGATGCCAGTGCCGTCTGCGATTTCTGCATAGCTGCACTCCCACTCACGCGGGTTTGCATAGGCCCAGATGCGGTAGGCTAGGGCTTCCATGTGTGGGGTCATCTCACAGTCTCCATATCCAGATCAAACGGGGGGCGCGGCAGCGAGATCGGCACAGGCTTTGCCAAATGCCCTAACTCATTGCGGCTTTTTTTGAACACTGTCAGCACGTCGCGATCTGTCGGTGCTGCCCGTGGTGTTTTGCTTACTCGGCACGGGTTATAGTCGGTGAAGGCAATCCCATGGTCTTTGGCATAGGCGCGCACGGTGGACTTACGGACGCCCAGCGCCTGTGCGGCTTGATCGGTTGTCAGCCCATTGGCGGCATGTTCCGCGTATCGCGCAAACGTCTCGGCCTTTGGGACTATCGCGTTATTGGTCATCTTTCACCCCATACATGACGCGGTGGCTTTTTGTGCCGGGATACAGTTCATATGACGTGATCTTTCCGGCAATCATCAGCTTTTCCAGCGCGGCGTTGATATCGTCAGAATGCACCTGCATCCGCTGGCGTAGCTCCGACATGGATGCGTCACCGTCGATCAGGATGCGCATAAGCCGTTCAGAGATGACGTTGATACGGTCAGCTTGCGCGGCCTCGGTCAATCGGCTGTTGCAGATCACATGCGGGCGGTGGCCCTCATTGTAGGATCGATGCGCCATGTGGTCGGCCATGAGTTGCTGGTGGTATGGCGTGACTTGCGACGGCATGCGGTAGGCATTGGCTACGATGATTTCATCTAGCGTCATTCCAGCGCCTCCCGCGCAATACGGGCCATGCGGCGCACTGTGCCGTTGGATGACGGGGTTTCGCAGGCAGCGATGCGATTGAGCTGTTCTTGCCTGATATATGCGCGGCGGGATTGATCTCGTGCCTGTGCTTCTGCAAACGTGGTTTTCACCATGCAATCATACGCCTCCGACCGCCACGCTTTCTCGGCAATGCGTGCTCGCGTCAACGCCCCGCCGCTGATCCAGTCAGCAATCCTTTCACGCAGGGTCATTCCGCCACCTCGATCTTGATTTGCATCCCTTCCGGCGACGTGTAGATGCCAGGAACGTGCTGGCCGTCGCGGGTGGGGAAGGTGACACTAAGTTTGTAGTCTGGGTTTTGCCCAAGCATGACGGGGTGCAGGCTGTGATAGACAGGCCCGACACCATGCAGCACAACCTCACCAATCACGGGCTTGGGCTGGACGCGGTAGATAGTCGCCGCGTCCCAGATTGGCGTAACCACAATCCGCCAGATTTTGCCATCATCGCGCTCAATCACTTTGCCACGATGATCCGCCAGCATCAGCGCGCCCTTGGTGGCGTCGTCTAGTTCCCCAAAGGGCTTGTCGATTTTCGTCAGGTCCATCACACACCACCGATCATTTTGCGCAGTTGCTTTTCTTGGGCAGCCCATGCGGCATCCCGTGCGCCATCCCCTGCGGCAGCCCATGCAACCAATGCGACATACCTTGCGGCATCCAGTGCGGCATACAGTGCGGCATCCAGTTCGGCAGCCCGTGCAGCAGCCCGTGCGGCATCCAGTGCGGCAGCCCGTGCGGTAGCCTGATCTTTATCATCAGCCGCATCATTACGCAGCATTGCGATATGATCGCGCAATCGCATATCGTCTGGACATTCCGCCTCAAACAAATGCAGCACCTGCTCAGCGCACCATGCCTGAAAATGCCGCGCAAGTCGATTATCTGGCATGGCAAATGACAAAACCCATAGCGCATCGTCAAGGCCGTTGCTGTCCAGAACAGTCAGCAAAGACAAAGGTTCGTCGTCAGCTTTGGTCTTGCCAAGATGTGCTAGCAGTTTTTCCCAGACATCTTTGCAGGGTGACGCCGCGCGAATGCGCGCCAGCGTCGTTGTGGATTGATACGTCAGGTCCATGTCATGTCTCCTTGCTTGGATGGTTTACAGTTGCACATGACAACCATGCATGCAAGATAAATCAGTCAAAAAATTCACGATAGCACATGGCATCAACATCAAACGATAACCTGACCGACTGAGGTTCAATCCCGTAAAGCTGGCGGTCTCGCACTTTCCATGTCGTTAGTCGCACATACTGCAACCCTGCATCGTTTGTGTCTTGGTGGACCGAGAACCCAAGCGCGGGCTTGTTAAAGAATGCCGCGCTATCAGCAATGTCATATCCTGTCGGGCT